GTATCAGTAAAGATACTATATACCAATGGTTAAAGGGAGATGTAGATAGTTATATATTAAATAATACAAGTGAAGACAAGCGGCGGTATATTACTTCTGAATATGCTGATACGGTTAAAAGGTGGCAAATGGCTAGTGAACAATCTTTGGTAGATGGTAACGGGGTGATGGAAATATTCTTGCTCAAAAGCGTTCACGGTTTCAAAGACACCGCCCCCGTAGAGATCAACGTCAACCACAAGCCATTGATTGACGCCGATAATTTGCCGGACTTGATCGGCATAAAATAGCAATATTTAATAATAATAATTGCCATTGATGATCATGCCGAAATAGGGCTATCATGGAAACCCTGTATCTATGCGGGTTTCACGGATGTTTCACAAACTATTCGCAAAAGACATCTTTTGCGAATAAAGCGTGAAACGTTTCACGGGGTGATCCTATGGCGGTGGATGTGATCTTGTCGGGTCGGTGATCCTGTCAACCGTTGGGGTGATCCCGTCCAACTGTAAAGGGGTGTTGGGGTCTGTATGGGATTGCATCGGGGCGGGGTTAGTGCCAAAAATATCCCCAAGAAATAAAAGGGTCATTTAGGGATAATAATTATATATACAAAAACGGGGTATACAGAAATGGTGTTTAGGTTTTTATTTACAGTACCGAACTTGGAACTTTATCAAGATATAGATTCTGATACATACGATAGGGCATTAAACTTTTTTAATAAACAGGGGAAATGCGATATTAAACAGGTTGTAAACATGACTACGGGCGAAATTATTTATACTTCTACGGATTTTGAGGGGAAAAATGGCAAGTAAAAAACTGATTGATAGGGTAAACAGTTACGATATGTACGTCCTACAGGACGGAAAAGATCAAAAGTCTGTACGAAAACGTGCTTTTGAAGAACAGACTATGCTTGCCTACACACAGGCGGTTCATGTTGCGCTTGAAACAGAAAAGGATATTGAGTACGGGCTTAAATTATCGCATAGAGTTAAAAACCTTTTGAATGACTATGCTTTGTCTAAAGGGTTTTATACAGGTGGCATATTCCAACTTGAGGAATACTACAAGAAATTAGATCAAGAGTGTACACCTGTTAAGTATTACTACGAGGTATTGTACCTAGAAGCCCCTTACCTGTTTGACAGTTACTTGTTATATCTTGAGAAAAACAGGGAATACAATCGCAAGTTTTACCTGCCGCGCCGGAAATGCCTTTTGAAAACGGGTATCGTACAGGCACTACAGGATCTTGAAGATGGCAAACTTGATATACTGTCTATCTCGATGCCGCCTAGTACGGGAAAAACAACGCTTGAGAAATTCTTTCAGACTTGGGTAATTGGCAAATACCCCGAAGATAGCAACTTGTTTTTCTCGCATAGCGGAGAGATCACTAGGATGTACTATGACGGGATCTACGATATTTGCACAAGTGAAGAGTACACTTGGCAAGAGTTGTTTCCCGAAATCAAACTTACAAGCACCAACGCAAAGAGTGAGCAGATCAACTTCGGGGCTTATAAGCCGTTTCCAAACGTTCAGTGTACGTCCATTGGCTCAAGTAATGCAGGTAAAGTCCGTTGTAACCACCTGCTGATGTGCGATGACCTTATCGGTGGTATCGAAGTTGCCTTGAACAAGAACCAACTTGACAAACTGTGGGGGATCTACACGGTTGACGCAAGGCAGAGAAAGATGGACGGGTGTAAAGAACTGCATATAGCGACCCGTTGGTCGGTGCATGATGTGATTGGACGCTTGCAGAACGTATACGAGGGCAATGACAGGGCAAGGTTTATTGCAATACCCGATATTGACCCCGAAACTAACGAAAGCAATTTCATGTATGACATAAATGGCTTTTCTGTGGACTTTTACAACGAGCAAGCCCTGTTGATGGATGATGTGTCATACAGATGCCTTTACAAAAACGAGCCGATTGAGCGCGAGGGTCTTTTGTATCACAAGGACGAACTTCGGACATACCTTTCGTTGCCCGAAAGAGAACCGGATGCGATCATTGGTGTCTGCGATACGAAAAACAAGGGTACTGACTATCTCGTTATGCCTGTTGTGTATCAATACGGCGAGGATTATTACTGCGTAGATGCTATTTGTGACGATTCTGCTGACTACGGGCTACAGTACGAGAAACTTGCAAGCAAGATTTGCGAGCATAATATGCAACAGGTCGAGTTTGAAAGCAATAACGGCGGTGATCGAGTGGCTTTTGAGGTTGAAAAGCGGGTAAAAGAGCGTGGCGGTAGATGCAATATCACTAGCAAGCCGACAGAAACCAACAAAGAAACCCGTATCATTGTCAACGCTGATTGGGTGAAAAAGAACGTGATCTTTCGTGACGAGAGCCTTTTTACCGCAAAATCCGATTACGGAGTGTTTATGCGGTGGCTTTTATCATATAGCGTGGCGGGAAAGAACGTGCATGATGATGTGCCGGACTGTATGGCAAACTTTGCACTCTTTATCACGCGGCAATTAAGAGCAGTTGTAACGGTTACAGGAAGATTTTTCTAAAAAACGAGGGGAGTACAAGCATGACAACAGAAAAATACTTGAGCAGATTGAGTTGGTTGGCAAATACGATCATAAGTCGGGATGAAAAACTGACCGTTGACAGGTCAAGAGCGACAAATATGGTCGCACCAACGGACAATGAACCTGTCCAAACGTCACCAAAAGACACGTTGTGTGAGATTTTGAGTGGTGTAGTAGACATGGACAAGGAATTGAGCGGTTATGTGGACGAATTTAAGTACATCATGGGGCAGGTTAACGCATTATCAGAGCCGCTTGCACCTGCTTACCTGTTTAGGCGGTACGGAAGATGCCAAACTGTAAGAGAGATTGCGCGGGAAATGAAAATTTCAAGATCCACCGTGTACCGCGTTCACCATGAAGCCCTTGACGAATTTGAGGATTTGTGGGGTGAAATTTACCTAAAGTCAAAAGATTTTTCAATTATGGAACATTTTGGAACACTTTGACACACTTTGGAACACTTTGGAACGTTGACATATAGTTTTGGGCAATGTTATGTTACAAACGAAGTAGTGTGAAGAGCGTTATTTTTGCATACTTCGTCACCAATACACCCATAAGACGCAAGACGCAATACCCCCATCATGAGAAACACCGTTCGATCACCGGACGGTGTTTTTCGTGAAAGGTCGGAGAGAGTATGGCAGTTACGGTTTCAAGCGAAAACACAAGCACAATCATAAGCAGTCATGTAAACCTTGTTGGCAAACTGATTGGTCGCAAAAAAATTCATACGGACGAAATCGCGGTAACAGACAAGAACGTGTCTGCAATCGTGCAGTACGCCTTAAATGGCGATCACGCCGCAAACCGCAACCAAATGGACTACCTGTTCAAGTACGAGAGGGGGTTACAACCCGTCCTTGACAGAGAAAAGTCAATTCGCCCCGATATTTGCAACGTGGTTGTTGAAAACCATGCAAGCGAGGTTGTGGATTTCACAGTCGGCTACCAAGCAGGTAATCCGATCAATCTTGTTGCGAGAAGCGTCAACACAGAACTCAAGCACTCTGATGCAAGAATCGTAAAAGTCAACGAAATGCTTGCAGAGGAGAGCAAACAGGCAAAAGACATTGAGTTATTCCGCAACTTTCAGATTTGCGGTTTAGGATATCTCATGGTTCTGCCAAAGTACGAGCAGTTAGGCTTATCGCCGTTTGATCTTCTTGTACTTGATCCGAGAAACACGTTTATCGTGTATAGCAATGATGCATATGAGCGTCCGATGATTGCGGTAACGTATAGCGTTATGGAGAATGGCACAAAACGCGTTACTGCATACACAGAGGACTTTGTATATGAGTTTGGCGTAGATGTAAGCGGTGGAACAAACGAATTTACAAAAACACCGAACATCTTACGCATGATCCCGATTATCGAGTTTGCGGCAAACAACGATTACGCCGGATGCTTTGAAAAAGCAATCCCGCTTATGGACGCGATCAATGACATTAACTCCAACAGGGTGGATGACATTGAGCAGTTTGTGCAGTCAATCCTTTGGTTGCATAACGCGGAGTTGTCAGAAGATGCCAAGAGAGAACTTGCCGAGGGCGGTGGCATTTTGCAGACCCGTAGCGTTGGCAACGGGCAGGATGCAAAAGTTGTTTATCTGACGCAGACACTTAACCAAAACGAAACACAGACGTATGTAAATTACCTGTACGAGCAGATTTTACAGATTTGCGGTGTTCCGTCTAGGGAAAAGGCAAGTGGCGGCAATACAGGAAGTGCGATGTATCTGTCCAACGGTTACGAACAGGCAGAGAGCCGCGCAAAGGCTATGGAATCCATGTATAGCCGTTCAATGCTCAAGGTTGTTGAGTTGATCTTGCGTATTTGCAAGTTATCCGTAAACGTTGATGCCGATGTAAAAGAACTTGAAACAAGATACATTGACATTGAGTTTAGCCGCGATAGAACATATGACCTTGCGAGCCGAACAAACGCTCTTGCAACGTTACTCAACATGGGTATCGAGCCGCTTCACGCAATGAGAACGGTGGATCTGTTCAATGACGTTGAAACCGTTTACCACGATTCTGTTGAGCGTATTGACAAGGTTTTGTTTGACGGTAGCAATGAAATCGACAACAAAGTCAATGTTGATAGCACGAACGCAGGTATAAACGTTACAGAAGCGACCATAAACGAAAACGAAGATGGCACAGGCAACGGAACTGAAATTTGATGAACTCAATAGGCTAAACGGCAAAAAGGCAATTCCTTACCGTGAGTTTTTTGGGAAAATGCATATTTCAGTCGCTCAAATGAAACGGCGAATCGAAATCGCAGAAGCATTTGAGGATGCCATGTTGCTAGTCTTTGCATATTGGCTCATACGCGATGATTTAGGCTTGTCTGAAATGGACATGAAGAAGTTAGCATACGAGCAGTTAGAAGCCGTGTATGAGCGTTATACGAAGTCTGACGGGTATCTTGAAACGCACTTGAACAATTTGGTGAACGAGATCATAGATGTAACGGCAAGACATACCTTGCCAACACCGGATACAACGGCTGACAACGGTAACGCTGACGGTGACACACCATATTGGACAAGCAGAGATAGAGCGCAGATCATTGCAGAAAACGAAGCAAATTCGTTTGAAAATTACAACGAATACAGGGATGCCAAAGCAAGAGGATACACCAAAAAGCGGTGGCTGACAGAAAAAGACGATAAAGTGCGGCTCACGCACGAACTTGTTGATGAAAAGACGGTCAATATTGACGGTCTTTTTTTAGTTGGCGATTCCTTGATGCGGTTTCCGCATGACACAGAATATGATCCCGACCCGAACGAGATCATAAATTGCAGGTGCGCTTGCATATATGAGTGAAAGGCGAAACGCCTAGTATAGAGAGTTGACGCATGGCGGGGTATGTTCCCGCCGCTCTCTACCTACGGAAAGTGAGGTAGAGAATGGAAATTTGGAAAGATATTGAGGGATTTGAGGGCAGATACCAAATCAGTAATTTTGGCAATGTAATGAGCCTAAATTATATGTCAAGAGGGTTCGCGAATCTCCTTAAACAAAAAATCAACAACAAAGGGTACGCTTGGGTGGATTTATGGAAATATAACAAATCGCACCCAATGCAAGTGCATAGGTTAGTAGCGCAAGCATTTATTGAAAATCCTAAAAATTTGCCATTTGTTAATCACAAAGATGAAAACCCGTTAAATAATAACGTCGAAAATTTGGAATGGTGTACGCAGAAATATAACACACAATATTCTTTGAATTTGCACCCCGAAAGATATAAGCGAAACGGATATATAAGACATCGTAATTTTGGTGCATATAAGCATTCAAGGCGAGTTAGACAAATCGATATATTAAGCGAAGAAGTAGTGCGTGAATATAACTACATTGCCGAAGCCGGAAGAATTTTAGGGAAAAACGAATACGGAATCCGAGAGTGTTGCCTCGGAAAAAGGAAAACTGCATATGGGTATAAATGGGAGTTTTGCGATTAGCAAGGCTCTTTTTTATATACAGACAAAGAGTTAGAGAAAACTCATTCAAAAACACATTTAGTGCGGAGATGCACAGTAAAAAGCACGAAAGGGAAAGGTAATTGAATATGGCAGAGGACGCAAAGGTTTTAGAAACCACAGTAACAGGAGCGGAAGATGTTTCGGCAGAAACAAGTGCAGAAGAACGTGTTGCGGAACTTGAAAGACAGTTATCGGAGCGCGAGAACGCATTAGCCGAAGCGGAAAAGAAGTACGGCAAACTCAAAGGCACGTTGGATTCAAAACTCAAGGAATTGGGTGACATGACCAAGAAAGAGCGCGAGAGGATGACCGCAGAAGAACTTGAACGTCAAGAGATCGAAGAGATCAAGAAGCAGAACGAGCAGTTGCTTAAAGAGCGCGAGATCGTAAACGCAGAACGCAGATTCATCCAAAGCGGATGTGATGCGGAACTTGCAAACGAGGGCGCAAAAGCGTTGATCGACAACGATTACGATGCTTTGTTTGGCGTTATTGGAAAGATGCTTGACAAGAAAGTTGCGGCTGAAAAGTCCGAACTTCTGAAAACGATGCCAAAACCACAAGGCGGTTCATCGAAGTCAACGATGACAAAAGCAGAATTTAACCGTCTTGGCTACAACGATAGGGTGGCTCTTTTAGAAAAAGACCCCGAGTTATACAAACAACTTACAAATTAAGACAAGGAGAGAAAAAAGATGGCACAGACAAAGTTAAACAATCTTGTTAATCCGCAGGTTATGGCTGACATGATCAGCGCAACTCTGCCTAGCAAGATCAAATTCTCCCCCATTGCAGGTGTAGATACCACGCTTGAGGGAAGAGCAGGTAACACGATCACAGTACCGAAGTTTGGTTACGTTGGTGCGGCAGTAGAAGTTGCAGAGGGTGTTCAGATGGATACCACGCAGATGTCTACCACAACCACAACCGCAACTGTTAAGAAAGTTGGTAAGGCAGTTGAGATCACAGATGAAGCGGCTTTATCCGGTTATGGCAATCCTCTGAACGAAGCGGCTAGACAGTTAACAATGGCTATCGCTGACAAGGTTGACTATGATCTTTACTATGCACTTGCAGGTGCATCTACAGTTTATGCGGCAGTATCCGCGCCGATTTCTTATTCGAAACTCGTTTCCGCAAACGCACAGTTTGACGATGAGAACGAATCCACATCCAAGATTCTGTTCATCGCTCCCGCACAGGAAGAGAAACTGCTTCGGGATTCCGATTTTATCGCGGCTGATCGTATTAAGGCAGACGTTGCTATCGATGGATACGTTGGACGTATCGCAGGTATGAACGTTGTTAAGTCCAAAAAGGTTACGCTTGTTAAGTACGAGAAAGACAACGATGACGGAACGATCACGATTGTTGCAACATCAGAATCCGAGGATTCCACGCACAAGTATCTTTCCACCATTCAGCCGAACTGTGCAAGCGCACTTATTGTAGGCGATAAGGTTAAAGCGGCGGCTACAAACTACTATGCTAACCCCATCGTAGTTGTTGATGTTGCTGATCCGAAAGAAGCACCGAGTGCTGATGGCTTTGCAGTAGGTCAGCCGGCACTTACCGTTTACATGAAGAGAAACGTTATGGTTGAATCTGACCGCGACATTCTTGCAAAGACTACGGTTATCTCCGCAGACGAGCATTACACGGCAGTCCTGTCCAATGACAGTAAGGTTGTGCTTGCGAAGTTTGGCGCATAAGAGGTGGTTTAGTGGGAATGTTGTTAAGACGTAGGCTTGATAATGTTAATAAGGCAAAGGGAGCAACCACTTTAGAAGAGGTTGCCCCGATGCCTACCCATAACAAAGAAAAGGTTACAGAAGAACCCAAAGTTGAGGTTGTCAAGGAAGAACCCAAAAAGAAAGCAAACCGCAATGACATCATGAGAATGAATGTTGCTACGGTAAGAGCCTACGCAGAAGAACAGGGTATTGAGGGAGCATCCGCAATGAGCGGCGCAGAACTCAAGAGAATCCTTGTCAACAAGTTATTCGAGGAAGAGTAAAACTATGGCAGTAAACACAACCGCATTTGAAACCGAATTGAAAGATGATCTTACGGCTGAAATCGCAGGTAGCGGTGAAACAGTTTTAGAGAATGTCCTTGCGATCAAGGTTAAAGCGGTTGTACGCGAACTGCTCTCTATCCGAGGATACGAAAATTCGGGCATGACTGATGAAGAAATCGAAGCAGATTTGCCACGCTTTTACACGCAATGTATGAACGTAACCCGTTATGACTATAACCAAGTCGGAGCAGAGGGTGAAGAAACCCATTCCGAGAATGGTATAAGCCGCAGATACATTGAGCGTGGGAAGATGTGGGCAGGTGTTGTACCGTTTGCGAGGGTATAAAAATGAGAACTCTTGTTAGAAATCAGCAAAAACTGTATTACGCAGAACTGATTGATAGCGAACCCATATATGCACTCGATGAAAACGGCAATAAGATTGTATCCTATGTGGACGATTCAGTTATACCGCCTGTTGTTTATTACGAGGAACGCGGTGTTACGGAAAAGCATTACTCCGAGCCTGTTCCTTTTGAAGCAAATATTGCACAGAGCAACGGTGACATGAGGGAGCAAGAGTACGGACTTTCAGAGGGTTCGTATGAAGCAATCCTTGTTACTGAAAAGGGAAAATACCCGATTACCAAGACGTGTCTGATTTGGCACACAACAGAACCGGAAGTAGACGATCAAGGTTACGCGATAGCCGCAAGTGCTGATTACACTATCTTGAGCATCAACAAGTCCTTAAATGTGGATAAGTATGTTTTAGGTAAGGTAGTAAAAAATGGCTAGAAAGATCATTACAAACATTAGCACACAACAGTTAAACCAAACGATTGATGAATTACATCAATACGCGCAAAGGCTGACTGAAAGGTGCGAACAGTTTGTTAGTGAACTTGCAGACATAGGCATTGAAGTTGCTAGAGCAAATCTTACGCCGTTAGTAAATGATACAGACGGTCATACGTTAGACCTGTCAAGCATGGTGTTATTCTCAAAAGAAGTTTCTTTTGATACAGAAACCGCTACTTGTATCATTCTTCCCGAATCCCATGTGTTTGCTACCGAATGGCAGTCCGGCAGTGCAGTTGTAGATCCATTGCTGATGTACGAGTTCGGTAGTGGTATGTATGCCGTAGATGGACACAGAGGTACGTTTCCGAATCAGAAATATGCTTTCGATCCCAAAGGTTGGTATTGGAAAGATTTAGACGGAGTAACACACCGTTCTTTCGGTATTCAGCCCACAAG